CTCCGGAAACCCGCCAAATTCGTGGTGAAAGTTTGCCTTGGACGGTAACCGACCAATTCCGTACTCTCGCATTTTAGGTAGCCTCTGATTCAGAACGTAGAAATCCCGAAGTACCTCAATTAATACGGCAGCAGTGTATCTCTTTGGCTTTCCCCTTCCAGGCCCATGGACAGGATCTAATCCGAGGTTCGCCATGGCGGAGGTCCACGTGCCGTATGCCCTTATCGCGGCGTCCCTGATCTTGCCAGGAACCTCCGTCGATGTCGGCGTCCTACCTAAACGTAACGCCTCATCCCTCACCACTGCTGGCCACTGAACTGGACATGTGCCACTTACATTCACCTGTTCCGCAGAATTCCGCGTGTATTCAGTGCGTTTCGCACGGGCCGCAACGGCCCGTGCTATTACTTCCGGTTTACGAAAATTATTGCACGTTATGGTCTTCGCCGCCCTCTCTTTGTGAGCATTCGGACCCAATAGCCTGGAAGATATGTTAAGGCGGTGCTTTACCTTATATTCTCTAGGAGATAACCCGTGGATACGGAGATGATACCCAAGGTTACGATGCCACTCTCCACATTCATGACAGCGCACCTTCTCTGCTTCCTTGTCGTACTCCAGCGCCCCCCATACTGATTTTCCAGACTCCACGAACGGAGCCTTTTCCTCCCACAAGAAAACCTGCCCGAGCATGATCACGTAACGTTGAGTTTTCATTTCCGATCTCCCTGCCTGAAATACCACTCTACAAACGGCACGCGATCCCCGCCCTGAATGATCCACCCACCCGAAAATAAATTTAGACGTTTCCGCCGGCTTGGGGATACCCTCCCCAGAAGGTCGTAAGTTCCTGCAAGCCAGGCACGAACATGTGTCCGTTATCCCCCGGCCAGTTCATCTGTTGATCCTGATGCGTCACACGCCGGTCAACCGCCGTGTTCATATCGATCATTCGACTCTCACAGCCGATGGTGATCGTCGCCTTATCCGCATCCACATCCACCTCCGGCGCGTCCATCCTCCCGGCCCATGAGGTGATCGGCGAAGCGATCAGCGAGCCGCCGCCGTCGAACAGCCCGAAGTACACCACCGCGGGAAGACCGACCCGGTATGCGGTCTGCAAACTGGCCAACATCGTCAGATCCAGTCCGCTCACCTTGACCGATACTCCCCGCGCCTCCACCGTGGTCCCATCCTCCGCCGGAGCCACGCCAAGCAGATCCCCGATACCTGCCCACGTCTGCCCGTTCCAAGTAACCGACCCGGACCCGGACCACAAACACATCGCTCCCGACGTGAACGTCAATTGCGTGAACACCGCCACGCGCAGCACTGGAGCCTGAATCGCCGACAGCATCGCGCTGCTCATCGGTCTCGGCATTACTCCTCCCCGGTTGAAACCTGCGATGAAACGCTCACTATCGCGACATTATTTCCGCTCACAACACAGATCGGCGTGTCTCCGCCTTCATTTGCCGGATGGATATAGAACTCCACCCTGTCGCCATACACCGTTGCCCGTAGAGAGTGGTCAGGTCCCTTCTTGTTCGGAAACGTATTCTCACGTAGATACTGCTCGAATGTCTTCACAGCGCCTCCCGAATCTCGAACGTGATCGACCGGTACACCGACCCCGGCTCGATACTCCACTTCGTCTCGTTGTTCTTCAGCTTCCACTGCCGCGGAGTAGTTCCGCCGTCCGTGCTGAGAATCTCCGGGTACTTCGTCACCAGCCCTGCCGGAAACGTGAACGCATTCACGATCCCGTTCAGTGAATTCAGGAACGCTACTATCGCCTGCCCCTGCGCCTGCGTGAGTGCGGCATAAGAGATCGACGCCTGCTTATACCGCACTCCCCAGTCGTACACCTGCTGCGCCGCGTTGAACGGATTGACATTCCCGCCCGCGATGTAATCGTCCATCCCCTCGATGGACTTCGGAGCCGGAGTCGCCGGCATCGTAACTAGCGTCCATGCTGGATATGCCATGATCAACTCCTCTGTGGTGTACGAGATTTCCGATCCGCGTGCGCCACCGCCGCCGCCCTGGCCGCGTGATGCGCCGCTTCAATTGCCCGCGATACGCGATTACCTGCTCCCAGATCGGCGCCGCGCGCGTCTATGTGGTAAGTAGGACCGCCCATCCCGAGCTTGCTCCCTGGAGTGATCGATCCCGCCGTCCGTGGCGTGAACAGTTCCGCTTCGTGCTCACCCACGATGTACGACTGTCCAGGGTCCACGTCGCCGCCACCGGCCATGAACCCGCCGAACTTCAGGACCGTCCCAAGTAATCCGCTGGCCGTCTTCAGGAAACCTCCCGCTCCCGATCCCTGATCGTCACCCGCGCCTGCTGCATCGCCTCCGGCGCCCTTCACCAGTCCGGCCAACCCGCTCAACCCGCCGGCAGGTGTAGACCCGCCGCCCGCCGGATTGTCCACAATCACATGACCCGGATTCGCCTCCGAGAAGTCCGGCTTACCCTTCGGAGCCTTGATCCCCAACATCGATCCGAGTTTTCCCAGCCCTTGGGACATCGCCGACTTGATACCGTCTTTGACCATCCCTTCGCCGACGTTCTGGACCGTCTTGCCGAAGTCCGTCTTCTGCCCGGTAACCAACTTCGCAAGCTGATCCGACGTGCGATCCAGAGCCGAATGCAGCGCGTTATACAGGATGTGCCCGGTAGTCTCCGCCTGCGTGCGCATCTCCTCAAAGAAGTCGCGCGCATCCTTCTGCCGTAGCGCCGCCAGGTCCCTCTCTCGCTGATCCTCCGCGTCCGCATTGGCTTTCGCGAGCGCCGCCTCTTTCTCGGCTTGCAGAATCCGCTTCTTGTCTCCGACCGCCTCTTTCGCGATCCGTTCGTCCTCGATCTTCGCCAGGTCGGACGCCAACTTCATCCGAATCCGGTACTCCTCATTCACCAGATCGACGCCGGTAAGCCCGCTATGCTTCGCTTGATCTTCCTCCGACTTTGCGCCCCGGTTGAGATTTTCCCGCTTCGCTCCCAGCGAGATATCCGCGATCCGCTCATCCGCCGCGTGCGCCGCTTCCTCTCGCTTCAGTTGCTCTTTGCGCTCCTGCTCCATGGCCTTCGCCAGGCCTGCGTTTAGCTCATCCCAGAACTTCTTAGCCTCACGAGCGGACTCTGCAATTCGCTTCTGATCGAACGTGTCATGCAGGAATTTCAACTTCTCCGGATCGACCGCTACCGGACCCATGAACCCTTCGTTCATGCTCCGAGCCTTCTCCTGTTCCTGCCTTACCGCCTCCTGCTCCTCGACATCGATCTTTTCCATCGCCGAGAGGAACTGTTCCTTGACGCGTGCGCGCTCTTCGATCAGGTGCGACCAGTCCGCCTGATCCGCTTTGGACCGTCGATTCTCCAACTCTTGCCGTTTTTTGTCCTCAGCCTCTTGTTTCTTGTGCGCCTCATCCGCCGCTTGCAGTCCCGGAATCTGCCCCTGCATCGAAGCTTCATCCGCCGACAGCGCGTACCGGTTCCGCAACGCCGACAACGTAGAGAGCGTTCCCTGCCGCTCGTTCAGCAGCACCGACTGATCAGGGACTATCCCGTACTGCTCATCGAAGGTCTTGGGAGGATGAAGTCTGCGGTGTTCGTTCCACTCATCGAGCGTCGCGGTTCTGTCGTGCAACCGCTGTAACTTCGCCGACTGATCCGCGAGAATCCCGTACTTTTTGATCTGCTCATCCAGCGCAGCGAGAGCCTTCTTGTTCCAGGCCTCCTGTGCCTTATTCGCGTCATCCCGCGTCTTCGCTGCCCGGACACTCGCCATACCCTCGGCATCGATCCGAGTCATCGTGTCCGTGAACTTCTTAACGTCCGCCTCATCGTCCTTCGTGTCCGCGCGACCCGTAAAGAACGCGTTCAGCGACCCGATGCCTTCTTTCTTCTGTACCTCGCCGAGTTCCTTCAACGTCTTGGAGACCGTCGCCTCCAACTTGTCCGCAACCACCCACGCCTCATGCAGTGCCAGTTGCAGGCCGTTCCCTGGATGCCCGCTGAGCTTCCCGATTTCCATCGCCAACTTATCGTTGGTTACCTGAAGTTCATCGTTCTCCTTTTGCAGTGGCTCATAGATCCCGCGGAACGCCGCCGCCGTGCGCGCCGGAGCCTCCTCCAGGTTCTTAAAGAAGTCCTGGACCTTGGTTCCAATCGTATCCAGCATCCCGGCGAACGCCAGGCCGCCGACAATCGGAAACGCCGCCTGCATGATCTTCCCGCCGCCGAGCACGGTATTGAGGAATGCAGCCGCAGCTTTGTTGTTATTGGCGAACCCGCCCTCCATCGCCTTGATCGATGCGGTAGTGGCCTTTGTCGCGCTCACCATCCCGGCGTTCGCCGACTGCCCAGTCGCGCCCAACTCCCGAATCTTCGTTTTCGCGACTTCAACGTCCTGAATGAACGTCCGGCTCCCGGCCGTCATCTCTACTACGATCTGTCCAGCGCGTGCAGGCATAGTGTTATAAGTCCTTCAGGTGTTGTTCCAACGAAGCCGCGAGAGTCACATCGAAGGCCTCGATAGCCGCCGCAGCCGACGAAGCCGCCGCCCTCCCCATGAATGGATTCGGAGCCGCCGTCTTGCCGGTATCCTCGTGTCCGCCCGACTTGCGGTATCGATGGCGCTTACCCGGCCGGCTTACCAGAATCTTCTCTGCCCAGTGAGTCACGCACCGATGGCCGTACTCCACCATCCGCGCCTTGAATCCCTGATTTCCAAACCCCACTTGCAAGTCGCCGCCACGCCCGGCCGGATCGATCCGCACGTCCGCGACGATCTTGGATTTCATCTTCCCCGTGCCCGTCCCCTTGAGTACCGTGAACGTCTCATCGTCAAAGAGTTCGTTCTTCGCGCTCACCGGACACTCAACGTACAACTCCTGTGCAATCGGAGCCGCACCCGCCAGCAGCGCATCCGCAAAGCAGTTCTTAACGATCAACGCCGGAGCGCGGGACAGCGCCGCACAAACGTTTTCTATCCCGCGCACCGCCAACTCTTCATCCGCCATTTTGCGCCGCCATTAGCCCCGTGAACACCGACCGGAACTTATTAGCCAGTTCCTTCTGACTTACCCGTTTCTTCCGAACAGGAGCATCCTCGGATCGTCCCATACGGCTCGGCATAAACTCCGCCGGAACCGCCCACTTCTTGGGATACCGGACCCCGCGATTCGCCACCTCAGCAGCGATAATCCCGGCGAGCAACTCCGCATGTTCCGTCCGCTCCTGATGCCGATCCACCAGTAAGTGGAACTGCCGCGGAGTCAGCCTGAAGAACTCATCCGGAGTTAGTCCGAGGTTGACGCGCGCCTGCGACCAGCACCGCTCCCACAGTTGCTGATTCGTCAGCTTTACGCCGGAGGCGCGCCGGCCACGATAGGGTCCTTCTTTTTCTCCGGCATCGAGAGCCGATAAGCCTCCGCCAGGGAAGTCGTGATCGGCGCGATGGTGTCCAGCCGGATCATCCGTCCCGCGTCCTCAACCGTGAGCAGGCGTTCCTTCTCTCCCTCTTTGACCGTAGGATGCGCAATCGAAAGAGCCGCGAACAGCAGCCCTCGCAGTTGCAGCGCCGTAAGATCGTTTAAACTTTCCAACCCGGTCAACAGATTGCATTCCGCCGTCCGCTCCGCCGCGGCAATCGCGTTGAAGGAATACGCCAACTGGTATTCCTTGCCGTCCACCATCAGCGTGGCAAATTGGATGGTGGGGTCCAACGCCCCACCACCCACCGTCCGTATAGCTTTCGCCATTGTTGTCCTAGCTGCCCGGCGTCAACGTGATCGGACCCGACACCTTCAACTTCGCAGGCGTCATAATGCCCTTGTCCGCCTTCACATTGCCGAGGTCGTTGAACTCCTCCACGATGGCGGAGAATGCGAACATATCTCCGGTAGTGGTCTGCCCCGGCGCCTTCGGCAGTTGCGCCTGATACATCACCGTAGTTGCGTTGTTGAACGATGCCAACAGCGCGATCTGTCCCGGATCGCTCGACACGCGATTGATAGAAAGAGCGAATCCGCCCGGATTGGCAATCGTCCCGATAAACTCTTCCATCGTGCTGTTCAGGTTCGTGGCATCGTCGGTTTTGTTCGTCTTTCCGGACTGCCCGATATCCACGATTTCGTAGATCGGCGTAAAGGCCGGGCTACTCGCAGTGCCCGTGTTGATGCTCAACTGAACCCCATTGCCGCTCTGCTTCTTGGTCTTGGTATAAGCCATTCATTCTCCCTTTCAGATTTGCTCGTACTGCACCAGATACTCCAAGGTCCTTACATACGAGCGGTTAACGTCATCGTAGCCATCCACTTTCGGACCGCGCCGGAAGATTCCCTGCACTACCGTTGCGTCCGGATCAGGCAGCACGCCGGCCCACGAACCGCGCAACACACCCTCAATTGCCCGCGCCAACGCGATAGCATTCGCCATCGTGTTCCCGTGGCAGTTCAGCCGGAATTCCCACTCCGTGAACCCGTCCTGCCCCCCGAGCGTGTAACTCGGCTCATCGTTGATGGTGTTGTACGTCCACGCCATCTTGTACGTGCCGTTAGTTCCGTCGCCGATCTGCGCGGTCGATGGCAGTTGCACCGCGTACCCGCCAGGCGCTATCGGTGGAGTCCCAAGCCCCGCCTGAACCAGCATCACGAATCCCTGCTCAACCACGATCCACCGCCACGCTCAGCCCCCGATCGAGTAGCAGGAACTCACACCCGGTAGCCTTCTTGAACTTGGCGAGATAGGCGTAAATGTCCGCGACCTCATCCTCCGACAGCTCGTGATCGGACTCGACCACGTACACCGCTCCGCGCTTCAACTCAATCGCGCGGATAGGCTGTTCCTCCAGGATTCCGAGCCATCGTCTAATCCAGCCCTTCATAGAGTTCCTCCCATTCGTCTCCGCCGATCACCCGCCCGCTCACGTTCCCCGCGTGATTCCGCGCCCACATCAGCTTCCCGGCATCCACCGCGCAAGCCACACCGCGCGCCGCCGCCTCGGCGTAGAAGAGATCGTCCTGATTCAGGTTGTGATCGGCGAACGGATGACCCTCCCACCACGTCCGCCGATAGCAAAGCGAAGTCCCCGCCGCCAACCCATGCCGATCCCGATAGCGCCACCATTCCCGCGCCGGCCGTACCCCGCCGCCCTCAACCACCATCAGCCCTGGAGCCTGTCGAAACAGCAGCGTGTGGTATCCGGTTACCTGCCACCCGGCCGCCATCCGTTCGACCTGATCCGCGATCCGTCCCGGAGCGGACCAATCGTCCGAGTCGAAATGGACGATGTATTCTCCGCGCGCCACCTGGCAGGCAAGATTTCGTTTCGCCCCAACCGTCAACCGCGATTGCAGTTGCACGTACGATATCCGGTACCCCCAGAACGAATCCTGTGCGTCCGGAAAGCTGGGATCGTCCCCGTCATCCACAATCACCAGCTCCGACCACGGCCCCGTCTGGCGCCTCCAGCACTCCATCGCCGCGCGCGCCATCTCCGGCCGCCCGCGAGTAGGCATGATCGCCGTTACCGCCGGCCTCAGCCTCACGCGCCCGCCCCCACGCCCTGGCAGTTCATCACCAGGTAGACATTCCGCATTTGGATGTTGTCGATAGCCTGGATCACGTACTGATTCCCATCCGGAGCGATGAACCGGCTCAACCGCGCAAGCGCCGGGTTGTACCGCGTAGTGACCTCGATCCAAGTCTCCGAAACGTCCTGTCCTTTGCTCTGTGACTCCGCCCCGCGCAAGTAGCGGATCTCCGCCTTTTGCTTAACGGCCGAAGGCGTGTACGTGATCGACACGCCGGACGCATCCACGCCCGATGTAGCCTGTAGCAGTGTGATCGTGTGCCGGAACCGCCCCGGATTGATCCCGAAATTAAGACGTTCGCGCATTCGTTACACCCACAACTTGTCCGACGTGAACAGCGAAGTCACACTGAACGGCATCTCCGCAATCGAACGGATAGCGTCGAACGGGATACGATCCTCGAACCACTGCGTAACCAGCAGCAACATCCCCTGTTTGATGTGCCGTCCAACCGGGTCCACGAGTCCCCAGGACACGTAATCCGACCCCGGCAACACGCCTATGGACGCCTGCAAGGCCACCCAAAACCCGTTCGAAGTTACTACCGTCCCCTTCGCATAGGCCGTCCCTGCCGCCCACGGAGCCGCGCCGTCCGCATCGTCGGTAGAGATCTTCCCCGCCGTGAACTGGATATGAATCGCGGACGATGGCCACAACCCGCTCGAAGGCCAACTCTGATTCGGACACGGAGCGATCAGCCCCGGCTCTTTCCAGGTGTCCGCGAAGTAATCTACGCCCTGATTGAGCGTGTGAATCACTCCGCTATCGTCGCGGTACGTCACCGACGAAACCGCTACCAGCGGAGCCGCCACGCGCACCGCCCGCGCCCACGGAACCACACCGGCCAAGAGGTTGTACGCTTCGGATGGCCACAGGTTGAAGTATGGACTCGGCGTCGCACTCAACCCGGCCATCGGCGAACCCGGCCAGTGATCCATCGCCAGGTCCCATTGCTTCAGCGTCTGTTGGCGTCCGTTGTAGATCTCCGCCATCACCCGAGCCGCCGAGATCAACCCGGAGATGTAGTTGTCCTGATCGGTAGCGGTGTACATGAGCTGAGCCTTCGCCTCATCCAGCGATATCGGCTCATCTCCGATCTCCGAAATAAGCTTTATGTTCACCGTCGCCTCCGCCTGCCAACCGTCGCCGTCTCTTGCGGTACCTGCGGATGCTCAACCGTCACCGCGGAAACCTCGCATACCGGAGCCGTAGCTTGCTCGATCACGGCCGCGCCGGACTTCACAATGCGCTCCGCTTCATGCGCCGGAAACGCCGCCACGTCACGCGGTAAGTACCTGCCACAGCGAGAAACGAAACGCACCGTCATGAAATCCCCCAAAATAAAAACGGGAGCGCCCGATCAGGACGCCCCCAACTTCACACCCCACACACCCACGAACCGCCCTACGGCAGTTCGGCCATACCACCGAACACGAACACAGGCGAAACCGTAGCCGTATCGACGCCGGTCGCGCTCAGATCCGGCGTGAAAACCACCCGGATATACTGCAAGGCGCCGGTCAGGTCCACGTCGTGTTTCACGATGCCCGTCTGTGCCGTACCGCCAGCGTTGCCGGTCATCACCACAGTCGATGCCACGGCCGCGTAATCGGCCATATCGGACCCATCGGACTTCGTGCCGTGCTGGATCTTGTATGCCAGGCTCAACGTCTTCGTGTTGGCGATGGTAGCGGCGATGGCGTACAGCACCGAGCAGGACAGCGGCGAACCGGCCGCAAAGCGGTCCACAACCGACCCGGTAACCGCCGTGTTATCCCCGGTACCGGCCGCGGTAAGTGCCGTCGCCACTGCCGCGTATGCGGCGTGCAGGTACGCGCCGATATTCTTTCTCAAGCTCATTCCCATTCTGTTTTTCTCCTCTGTGTTGGAAATTGAATAGGTGGAGCGGTGTTACCCGCCCCACCCGAACCGACTAGAACGGTACGGCCGTAGCCACGGCCACCGACTGGTCGTAACGCACGCCGAAGTCGTTCTCTTCGATCACGCGGATCACGGTCTGATCCTGACTGAACGCCGAAACCGGGTTGCCGCCAGCGTCTTTGTAAGTCGCCTCGGTGGAAACGTCGAGCAACAGGTTGACCGCTTCGCCGATCAGGCAATCCGGCATGTTGGCGAAGTAAATCTCGGAAGCCGTGGTGATCTGCGCGCCACCGGTCGGAGTCGCCACCAGATTGGTGGGGATCTGCGGAGTCATCTTCACGCGATAGCCGAGCAGCCGCGGATCTTTCGGATCGTCGGACAGTTCGGGGAACGCGTAGTTGCCCTGCTGAGTGCGCAGCGTGCGCAGAGCCATGAAGCTGCGCGCCGAGAGGAAGAAACAGCCGGTTTCCAGAGTCACCGGAACGGCCGCGTTGAGCAGGTTCGCGATCATCGAACCGAGCCACAGCGTGATTCCCGTCACATCGGCGTATCCCAGAGAGGCGCCGGACAGAGCAACTGCGGTAACGAAGTTACCGGCAGACGCCCAGTTGCGCATTCCCTTGGGAGTGAACTGCGTTCCGTCGCCGCGCAGGAAGTTCAGGTCCTCCGCCTGCGATACGGCCCGGATCAAGTCGCCGCGGATCACGGTATCGGTCTGCGGATTGGCAAAGCGGATCAGGTCGTTGCTGATCGGGATCAGGCCAACCAACTTCTTGGCGATGAGCCGAACCTGTCCGACCGTCTGCTGAGACGTGGGAGCATCGGTGTTCTCACCGATGTAGCTGGCGGATGCGCCGCCCGTGATCTTCGGGATCGACAGGTTGCCATTGGCCAGCGGAACCGGCTGAGCGCCAGCCGCGCGAACCACGGATGCCGGACGCAGGTATTCGATGAATTCCTGAGAGAGCACATCCGACACAGCGAAGCCGCCGCTTGCGGCCACCGAAGCCGACAGCGCGCGAGCCAGGTCCGCATCGTGCAAAACCTCATCGGCGTACTGAGCAGCGCGCCGCTCATCGCCCTTGCCCTTCGCGACGGCGCGAATGCAATTCACGAACCGGGACAGCGGAGCCGCGTTGCTCCGCACTTCCACGTGGGGAGCCGGAGTAACGCCGCCCACCGGAACCGCGTCCTGTGCTTCCATCCGAGCCATCCGCTCTTCGCGTTCGATACGCGTGTCCATCTCTCCGATTGCCGTCATGCGCGCATCGAAGGTGGTTTGTTCCTCGGCATTGAGGTTGCGATTCTCGCCCTCCGCCTTGGTGATGACGGCCCGCGCTTCCGCCTTCAGCGCGGCCCGCTGTTCCTTCAGCTTTACGATTTTCATTACTGTCCTTTCACTCTGATTGCAGTTAGACCAGTTCCAATTTCCGGCGAAGTAAGTCAAGACCTACTCCGCCGCTCTGTATCGGAGCGGGCGGAGCCGCCTGGCCCGCCGCGATCTGGTCACCCTGTTTACTGCGAACCTCGATAGAGGTCTTCGTGTACGCCGGATCGGAAACAACCGACACCCGCCGTACCAGAATCTTCGACAGCGTACGCACCTGCTGTCCGTTTTCCTCGCTGATCTGCTGGCCGCCCGGCAACACCCGGAAACTGAAAGATCCCTGATCGATGTCGCCGCGGTCGATGGACACCTTCAGATCCCGCGCCCAAGTCGTGTCCGGAGGATCGGCATCCATGAACGCGCCGCGCGCATCCGTCGATACCTTCAGCGTTCCCGCCAACGTCCGACCGAGGATGTAATCGGGATTGTGATTGAAGTCCGCCTTCAGATCGTCCGCGAACTGGATCGCATCCGGCAGAATACGTTCCCGGAATCCGCCCAAATCCTCCGAGAGCGCGTTGAACAGGATCGGATACCCCTTGATATGCCCGTCCTCCGCCTTTCGGAACTCGATCTTGCAGGCTCGCGTTTCATCTCCCGCATTCCGAGCCGCCCGTCCCTCATCGCCCGATCCGCTACCGCAGGCCTTCACCGCATCGCCGCACAGCGAAACGCACGCCTGCAAAATCACGTCAGCCGTGCCCGTGCAAACCGATACGCATTCGCTGCAAGCCGCGGCACACAGCGCCTGTCCGGCCGGCGACAGGTTCGACTCGCGACCGATCAGATCGACGCACAGCCCACAGCATGTCCAGCACTCGTACAGAGCCGCGTACACGCCATCCGGAAAACTGTCGTACGGCATGTAGCAGAGGTACGACATCAGCGCATAACAGGCCGCCTGCGTTTGCCGGATTACTTGCAGCGAGTCCTGTGTTTCCTTCGCCAGCGACCGAACCACATCGGCGCTCAGTGTCCGCACCTCGCCGCCCATCCGTGCCAGCAGTGCGCGCCGCTCTTCGATAGATTTCATCCCTGCTCCTTTTCTCCGTCACCTGGCGGAGTGCCTTTGCCACCGCCGAATCCGTTCTTCACGATGTGCTTTACCGTCGCCATCGCGCCCTGCATGAAATGTTCGTCAAGCTCCACCGGCCCCGGATTCCGGTTCGATTCAGCCCGGCCTTCATTCGGCGAGATCTCTCCGGACGCGATCTCCACGGCGTGCGTCTTTGCGACCGTCAACATGTCGCCGCGATACAGCGCCCGCATGTCGTGCCTGCAAGTCAGCGCGTCCATCGACCCCAGAATTGTCAGATCGATCTTCTTTTCAATGCGCTCGCAAACCGGAGCAACCGTGTGTTTGGCGTACTTGATGTCCTCCTGTTCGGAGCTTGCGTACGTCGAAGCCTTTCCGCCTGGATCGCCCATCATGCTCAGCGGCATATCGAACAGCCTGCACGCCTGAGCTACTGATAAGTTCGATCCCTCCACGTACTGAGCATCCTGTGGAGACATCTTGAACTCATGGAGCTTTAATCCGCCGTATCCGAAGAACGGCTTACCGGCGTTCATCATCGCGCCAGTGGTTTCGCGGAACTTCTCCATGAACTGCTCGCGGTCTTTGATCTGACCGTCATACTCGATCCAGTACGGAGGCTTTCCGCCCTGTCCGTAGAACCTGCCCAGATACTCTTCGGCGTCCAACCCAAGCCCCAGAGCCTGCCGCGCCAGCGTGATCGGAGAGTAGCCCATCACGCCGTCAAACCCGAGATACGGAATGTGCAGGATCTCGCCCATCGCCGCCGAGTAGATCCCCGGCTGCACTGGCACCGCGTACGGATTGTGCGGGAAGTACCTGTACACCAGGTCACCGCCAAGCCGTGTCCTTAGCACCTGCACATACGACGGCTCCAGCGGCCATACCTCAACCACCCGGCCCGCACCGTCCCGCTTCGTGAAAGAGTAGTGATTGCCCCACAGTAAGAGGTGCGCAACCATAACCTCTCTCCACTGAAACGAGGTCATCTCCGGATTCGGCTGTTCCTTGAGCAGCCGGAACCGGTAATCGCTTGTCGCCGGCTCTTTCGTGTCCGAGTTAACCCCGGTGTTCCGGTAGGTCACCAGCGGACACGACGCCACGCTCTTAGCGATCTTCGCGACGCATCCGTACACCGGAATGTACTGCATCGCCGTCGCCGGACTTACCACCCGGCCGCTATACGTCCCGGCGCCCTGATTCAGTAAGTGCCAGACCGGAGAGCCGATCCGTCCATCCGCCAACGATCCAAGAGTGGAGATGTCGCGTTGAGCCACTCCAGGTAGCGAGTGCCCCGCCCGTTGCATAAGCGATCCGAGAGTTTCAATCACAGGTTGAGCACTCCAAAGTCATGAGTTTTCCCTTCAGCGAACAGCGCCACACGGAGAGCCATGATCATCGCCACCGCGGCATCGATCTTGTTCTCCGGTTTTTCTTTCCGCGGGTAAATGTTTTTCTTGGCGTCCTCGACACCAACCACGTTCCCGACTTGCCAGGTCAAACACGGATCTCCGGAATGATGCAACCGGCCCGCGAGTATCAGCGCCTCCGATGTTTTCATCGGCTCGCTGAGGTTCTGCACGCCCATCCGGCACTCCTCCATCGGAGCGCCCTCAGCTTCCATCCGTTGCCGGAACTGCTCTGCGTTCCAGGGATCGTAAGCCACCGCCTGGACATCGAACCGCCTGAGATCTTCCTTCAGGTGATCCTCGATAGTGGCGTAGTCAATCGCCGGCCCCGGAGTGAGCGTCAACAGCCCCGCTTCATTCCACTCCGTGTAGTGCTGGAGGTTGATATTCTCTTCCGACTCCAGCACCGCATCAGGCAGGTAGTGCGAAGCAAACACGTAATAGTGTGCCTGCCCACCTTCCATCCGCCGGAACACGATGGCCTTCGCCGCGATGTCTACCTTGCTCGAAAGGTCGAACGCAATCCAGCACTCACACCCCTCGAACTCCGCCAGCGTGACATCCCGGTAGCACTTCCCTATCCACGCGTCGATGTTGTAGAACGCCGAAGCCGCCGACACCCAAACATCGAGCCGCTTCGTGAGGAAGTTGTTCTGAGACCGAGCCGACTGTACAGCCTTCCGCGCCAGTGCCGCGATATCCGCCGCCAGCACCGATACGCCGTAGTTCGGATTCGCTTTCCGCCAGGCCGCTTCGCTCTTCCAGTCATCTCCGGCCACCACGTTCCCGTCCGCATCCTTCGTCGGAAGGTCGATGGTGTAGATGACGCCGAAGTACCGGTCATCCTCATGTTGTTTCTTGAGGATCTTGCAAACGTACTCGCGTTGCTCGAAGCACACGCCCTGCTTGTTACTGCCCGCCGTCGTGATGCGCCACTTCAACGGCTGTCGCCGCGATCCAGTCGCCGAGTCCAAAACATCATGCACGGCCCGCGACTTGTGCGCGTGCAACTCATCGACCGCTACGAAGTGGATATTCAGGCCGTCAAGCCCGTCTTCATCCGATGACAGAGCGCGGAACTCAGTGGCGCCGTCCTCAATGAAGATCCGGTGTTTCTCAGTCTCGACTCCGAACCGCCGCTTCAGGCCCGGACACTTCATCACCATCCGGCGCGCCACGTCGAATACGATCCGCGCCTGATCTTTCTTCGTGGCCGCGGAGTAGATCTCCGCCCCCGGCTCACCTTCGCACATGCAGTACAGAGCAACGCCGGATGTCAGAGTGCTCTTGGCATTCTTGCGGGGAACCTCGATATAAACGTCGTAAAATCGGCGGTTCCCATCGGCGTCAACCCAACCGAAAACCGTCGTAAGGATGAAAACCTGCCACGGCTCCAAAAGCAGAGCCGCCGTTTTCCACTTGCCCTTGATGTGCGGCAACAGTTCGATGAACTTGCAGACCCGAGCCGCTTTATCCGGATCGAAGTGGAACGGCGGATTCTTGACCGCGACATTCCACCGCGCAAGATCGTCTACCTGCCGTTGGCAGGCAAGCCGAATCCACTCGCACGCCGGAACCGCTCCCGACAGGACATCCGCGATGTACTGGTTTGCGATAGCGACGTAATCGCGCTCACAAGCTCCCCCACGGATCGTCATTAGGTTTTTTCTTTTCCTCTGGAGCGATTCGAGCGCGCAACCTGGCTACCGGAGTCCCGCCGATTGCGATCAGCGCCGCCAGCAGTTCCTTTCGAGTCGCGTTCTTCAGCCGGATCGACTGGAGGCGAATATCCGCATCTTCGGTTTCGTACGATTCCAGCGCATCCAGATCTGCCTCATATCCGGCCGCAACCGCAATCGACCGCGAGTCAAGCTGCTGGAGAGGAACTCCGGCCGCCGCCATATCCGTCACTAAACTTGTCCATTTCTCCGCGACAGGTTTTGATAGCCACTTGGGACAGGTGGGTAGTTGCCCGATCTGCTCTACAGCCGGCGAAATCTTGCCTTTTCCAACTTTCCCAATCACCGCAAGTTTCTGTTTCTTAGCGATTTCCCGTCGCCCACGCACCGAATTCGGATTCCGCTGTGGACCTCTCATTCCCATGTCAGAGTCAGCCTTCCAGAAAACCTGTGACTTGTTCAAAAACCTGTCCGCGCGTGAAAGACACGTGGGCAAGGTCGTAGCGGCCCTTCGCTTAGAGATCCGAACCACCCTACCGGCGGACGGCCTTAACCGTTAAGAATCAATCGATAGCGCCCCTTGCCCGCAACCTGTAAAACCTGTTCGCTACCTGTTCGATGGAGCGTTCCCGAAGGCCCCTTCTTCGAGTGCCGCCTTCTTCGAATTGCACGCCAAACACAGCGCCTGGTGATTCGACTGATCCCAGAACAGCCCGTAATCCCCGCGATGCGCCTTGATGTGATCCACGCACTCCGAAGCCACGATCCGTCTGCCATGGTCCCCGTAAGGATCGACGCACAGTGGATGCTCCCTCAGGAACTGCAAGCGATACCTCCGCCACCGGCCGTCGTACAGTCCGTGCCACTCCGACGCCCGCGCGCTCCGCCTTCCAGGACGATGCACCGGGCAAGGCTGGAACTCCGCACACACCGGACATCGACGCCTAACCGCGCCCGCCACGCCGCGCCCTCAGTTCCGCCATGCACCGATAGAAGGTACACTCGGCACAGGTCGATGACTCATAGGCAGCAAGCCGATACTCGATCCCCTTGCGCAGTAACCGAATGTTCGTCCGATGCCCGCACGCTTGCCGGACGTTCACCTCGACAGACGCGCGCATAAAGCGCCACACCTCGAACCGCGTCCACTGATCAGCCAGCCACTCCCGCAGACTCCGCCTCGTAACGTTGGTTGTATCGGACAATTGCAGCCTCCAGGTTGACGCCGTATCGAGCTTCGAACTTCGCCTTGCCCAGCGCCTCAATCGACGTGCGCGAGCCGTGGCCGATCATGTGATACTCCGGCGCCAGTGGAACCGTCCGCCTGTCGTTTTTGGGTTCGCCACACCGCCGTACGTGGTGAACCGTGGCGCGCCGTCCCGACACCATACACGCCTGCTTCGCCATCCATCCAAGGTAGGCAGTGTCCGTAACGCGCCCACGCCTTGCCGTTCCCCGCCGCGCCTTGACACGCTTGAGACCGAACACCGCCATCAGTGCATCCGCCGCGCCGTGCTCATTCGCCATGTCATCGATCCATTCCGCCAGGCCCCGGTATCACCACACCCATCTCCGCGCCGAGTCGCCGGCACTGCTCGATGTATTCGGTGAACTCAGCCGTATCCAGATCGGCCGTACTGCGGACCGTTGGCAGCTTCACCCAACTCGCCGCCGTATCGTGCTCATCTTGTGTGTGGGTTTGCAAAAAGCGCCATTTCAGCGCATCGTGCATTTCTTCCGTCTCGTAGCCGATGTGCTCGGCGAGCAACGGAATCACCACCGACCAGTAATACGCGTTCTGGCTAAGCGACCGTGCTTGCCGATGCTTGCTGAGCCGAAGGTCGATCTCCTTGCCTTCCAAACGCGCGATGAGAGCAGCGAAGTCTTCCTTCCGTTCCAGGCCGATCCTTCCGTTCTGGATCAACCCGCGGAATACCGGTGTAGGGTGCTTCGCCATAGCCGAAAATCACTTCCCCTGCTTTTTGGTGTGCGTTGCGGATTCCGAAGTCCACACAGAACACGTAACCGCGCTCCTGGAGGAATCGACACGCATCCGCAACGTCCGGCTCAACCTTCAAGCGGAGATGCGCGCAAACGGAATCAAAGTCCATTGCGCTCCGCCTCCAACTCGATAATCGCCGAACCCGCCGTCTCGATGGCGTTGCCCGTTACGAAATCCTTGCCGTACCGGAATCCCTGCGATTCCAGCATCCGGCAGGCGTCCGCCACGTCCTCTTTCACGCTGACACCGTATTTTCGGAGAGCTTCGTCAAAAGTCATCGTAAATACCGGCGCGGGGAGAATCGGATCTCTCCGACGCTCCCCGCTCATTGTTGCGATTTGGGATTCAACGCTGTGGCCTGTCATCTGGCCCGGCACAGCCTGCTATAGGTTGCTTGATCCGGATATTTAACGCTTCGATGTCAGGTCCCAAATCTCTACGTCATCGCGTTTTAAGAATTTCGCTGTGTTCAGGATTGTGCAGGCGGTGCAGATTCGAACTGCCATCCCACGCATACCAGCCGCGCAGAATTGATCCGTGACCCTTACCTCTGGCTAGGCTTGTTATCTCGCCCTGAACCGCTCATCGCCATTCGAGCATTTCCGCCAGCACACTTCGGTATGCGATCCGAAGAAACGAGCCGATAGTCCATCAGGACAACGGAGGCTAACCCGGCCGTGAGGGTTACTGTCCACCCTCAAAGTCTTGGCAGTCCAGGCCGCCCATCGCCTTTAGCGCCCCTTGGCGCATATGCGAGTCCCCGCAAAAACATCCGCTCGCTCGATGTTACAGGCGCTCGATGCCTGCATGTGGTTGCGAGTTTAAACGTCGTAGCTACCACCAATCCCCGACGCCTGCCGCATCCGAATCACCGTACTCAGATCCGGTCGCGGGTACCAATCCGCCAAGTCCTCACCGCCGTCGATCAGCTTAATCAGCCGATCCTCAACCGCGCTTGCCCGTTCGTAGAAGTGCGGATGTACCGTCCCGCCTTCACTGGAGATCGCACCGGTCTTGCGCGCCATCAGCTCACCGCCTGTGAGATGCGCGCTCTATTTAGCCTGGCGGACTCGTTATATCCGCCCTTATCCATGAGTTGCAGGAAAGCCGACGCGCATACCTGATTCAGCGATTCCAGAAACACGTCCCGCTCTGGCATATCTTCCGATTGCTTGCCGCCAAATAGCAGAGCGTCATAGATATCCGGCGGAGGACATTGAGAGTCAGCGGGACGCTCAAGATTAGGCGGCGCTTTATGCTCGTTCGGAGCCTGTGTAGGCACTAGCCCTTTGCCGCTTTTAGCCATCCCGCTTTTCCCTCTCGCCTGTACTAACGTTTGAGACCCACCAAAACCCGCCACCTTTTCTAAATTATTTTTCAGGTGACTTTCAGCATTAGCCAGCGCGCGCTCCACCGTTCGCAGTCCGATCCCCATCGTTTCAGCAGTTTCGACAGCCGTATATCCGTCCCAGTACATATGGAAAACTACGCGCCTCTGATGCGCTGTCAGATTCTGGAACTCATCCCAGAGTGTTTGGATAGAAGTCGTCATTACGCCCACCGCTCCGCGCGCTCACGGCTCCACTCTTCATGTCCCTGCCGGAGCGCATCAACGGCACTAAAGAAAAACGGGTCTTTCCACGTCTTTCGCGCGTCCATATCCGGAGAGTCGTCAATCGCGGTAAAGGTCTTATTCTCCCGGAGCTTCCGCCGTAAGAAATCCAGCATGGAATTACGCGCAATCCGCTTAACCAGCGATTCCGGCCCCTCAATGCCCGACAGAAACACAGCGACAACCCCCTCTTGCTGGAGGTCATCCACGTCAACATTGCCGGGCAGTCCACGCCGCCGCATCCCGCGCAGAATCCCATTGACAATGGCAGTTCGCTTGTCCAGACACACCTGTCCCACTGATGCTGTTTCCATGTTGTTTGTATTCCGGGGTTTAGTTAGCGCCCACTCGCGATACGCTCCCGATTTTTCCGAGCGCTTTCGTTGTATCCGCCTGCGTCCATGAGTTGCAGGAATGGTGCCGAAGCGTTGTACTCGATATCCCCCCAGAAGTTATCAAGCACCTCACGCGTAACCTTCCGCGCCTCCCGAACCCGCTTCTGCCAATCGATGGCCAGTGGGATATGCGCCGTCTCCCGGCTCACCAGTAACACCGGAAACGCATCAGGTGCTGGACTCTCCGACAGTGCCGGCTGTCCACGGAAGGCGTATCGCACGGTATCCCACGAAGCCGAAGTACGCTCCCTGCGATCCCTATCGATAGCCTGGATTACTGTCTCTGGAGATCTATGGATTCTCACAAACCCCTCCCCATGATGAATACAGGCCTTCCAGCGCATCTCCCCTGATCGCGCCGCGCCGCACGGCGCCGTGGAGTCTCCGGATCTATCCAGGTTGCGATTCGGCGTATCAGCCGCGCCGCCTCACTCCTCAAAATTATGACGCGGTTTAAACGCACCCGTCCCGTCGCTGTCGTTTCCATGATTTTCTCTTCTAGATGCTTCTTGTATTTAAGACACTACAATACATAGGATCAACCGCATGTTGACCTCGTTTGACTTGCTAGTTAACTTCAAGTCAACTACCGCAAGTATAGGTATCGACTAGCCAGTCTCGCCCTGAAAGATCCCTATTCGGAGTCGATTATCTCCGCGATCACGTCCCCGTGGCAGGCGGCCGGCTTACACCAGCAGCCGAGCACCTTCCCGCGGAGTTCCCGCCGAGCACGCGCCACCAACTCCGGTTGAGAGAGAAACCACTCCCGGAACCTGGCTATCGCCTCCGCCCGGTTCGCCACCTTGAACTTCGCCAGCGTTCCCGCCATGTGGCTGAAAGGATTCCCGTACGGAGACGGCCGCCCGATGTACACCTCGAACGCCTCTCGCCTGCGGTTTACTACGCGCGTCATCTCTCCGGCGCCCCGTAGAGTTCCATCGCCCGCACGGCGATTGCCGCCAGCTTGCGCACCACATCCAGCGCAGCATCGGAGCCGGGGATTCCACTCCAGGCGGCATCGGCCAGCCGCATGTAATGCCGGAGCATCGTCAGTAACTCGCCGAACTCATGCGCCCGGCGTAGTGCGGTAAACCGTCCCCCGCTGCCACTTTCCTGACATTCACGCTCGGCGTCGATGGCCGCATAGACGCTGGCACGCTCCAACCTCACACCGTTGAATACCCGCGTGACCTGGCCATTGCGGTAGCTGATTCCGTTTTCCTCCATGCACGCCACGGCCAAAGAGGCGAATTTACGCATCCCCCCGCGCGCTCCCTGGATGTATCCCAATTCGCACTCTTCACACAGCGTGGCCGATGAGATCATGGCCTGAAGGTAATAGTGCATGTACGTCAGGTAGGCGGCAACGTGGTGCCCATGGCCCGGCCACTTCCTGTCATGGTATTCCCTTTCCCCATCGATTCGTTTGTAGACTTGCTCCCTTGTCAAACTTCCACCTCCCATCGGATCTTGTCTTGCGTCGGATGACGATCCACCCGCTCCTAAAAGAAACGTCTCACCATCGTGGCGCTTCTACGCCGCATCCTCCGCACCTATCAAATCGAACAACGTCGGAGCGCTCACCTTCTGTTCCGCCGCCCGGCAGTATGCCACCGAATCGCTCCAATACCCCGCGTTCAACTCCACCGTGTATCCGCGCCGGCCCGCGAGCACCGCACAGTACGCCACCGTCCCGATCCCGCCGAACGGGTCCATCACCAGATCGCCAGGCGAGGAATACCGCTCAATCAAGCGCTCCACGATGTCCAGTTGGAGCGGACACACGTGCATCTCCCATCCCTTGCGCGCCTGCTGGCTATTCAGCGTCTTCATGCGGATAACGTCATCCCAGACGTTCGGCGCTCCGGGATTCGGCGGGTCCAATGCCATGAAACTGCTCGGCAGAATCCCGCGCATTTCCATCTGCTCGGCAATGTCCACGTGCTCGGCGAAGTCGTAGACCTTCTCCCGGCTGTAGCGGTGCCACGCCGCGCGGAGCTGATCCATCGGAATCCCGGCGATTTCCTCCGGCCGTAGAAACCGGTTCCCGTTCGAGCGCCAAAAGGAGTGCGCGTCAAGCTGCCATCGCGAGCGACTGTAGCCCGTCCCTGCGATCATCGGCGCCCCGGCGTCGAAAGGTATCGGCTCGCCGTCCGGACCCACACAGCGCGGCTTTTCGTGCGGCACGGGGCTATCCGCGTAAGCGTTCGCTCGGTCCGTTGGCAGCTTACGGAATAGGAGCACGTATTCCGGCGAACCCACGCCCATCTTGGTCCCGTCTTTGGAATTCTCGGTCCATCCCAGGCGGTAAGTTTGGTTGTTCTCTCGAACCACGTCCGTTACCACCGTGATGCGCCCGCAATACCGGAAGCCGTGCCGGCGGAGGTGTTCCACGCACTTATCGCTGAACGGGTTCACCGTGTACATCCCGTCGCCGCTCACCGTGCCGTAGACGATGCGATCCTTCGCGTGAACGCAGTACATCCGCCCCGGCGCCAGTACGCGCATCACCTCCGGCGTGAGGTACTCCATCTGTTCAAAGAATCCCTTGTCCCCGTCGTTATGGCCGAAGTCGTTGTACGATTCGGTGTACTCGTAATGGTCGCTGAAGGGCCACGATGTGACAACCAGGTCCGCCGATCCGTCCGCCATCCGCTGAAGTTCCAGCACGTTGTCATTGTTGGCGGCCGTGAACAGTTCGCCCTTCTCTTCCCGCCGTTCGATCCCAATCGAGCGGTGCATCTCCGTATTGGCCTTCGCTTGATTCAACCCGAACTCCTTGATAATCCCCGCCATCGTGGCGTGCAGTTCATCGTGTTGCTTCCACTTCGCCATCAGCGCATCGTGGACCGGATCTTCCGATTCCGTGTAGATCAGGTGGACATCCACCGGATGCACCTGGCCGAACCGCTGGGTCCGGTGAATCGACTGAATGAAATCGGCGAACTTGTACCCGAGCCCGAGGAAGATGTTCGAATAGCAGTGCTCCTGGAAGTTTGAGCCGGACCCGCTCAAGCTCGGCTTCGTGCCAAAGAGCTTCAATTCGCCCTCGGCGAACCGCTCGACAATAGCCTCCCTATGCTCGATGTCTTGGCTTCCCCAGATACACCGCACGCCCGGCAGCGCCTGTTCCACCGCCCGGCGCTCATCCTCCAGCTCGCACCAGATAATCCAACTCCGGTCCGGCGCCCCCTCGATGATCTCTTTGCACCGCCGGACGCGCGCCGTGAGGCTGTCCCTCTTCTCGCCGGCCGCCGCGCTCAGGCTCACCGCCGCGTTGCGCAGTAGCCGCCCCTGTCCCCAGGAATCGTAGCCGGCGGACGTGTGGTCAACCGGCAATCGGTGACGATGAATGTTCAGCGGCGGTAGGATGTACCCTTCATCGGAGTACCCCATGTCGGAAGGCTTCGTCAGGAACGTAGCCCAGGTGCTCACCCAGATCCAGAACTCCCGCTCCTTATGCGGATGCAATTGCAGGTTCCCCGCCTGCGAAGAGTCCCGCTTAAAGAACCGCGTCAAAGCCTGCCCGGTGTCCATCACGCCAAGGAACCCGGCGTAGTGAATCAGCTCTTTGTATCGGTTCGGCGAAGGCGTTGCCGTCGCCACGAACTTAAACTTCACCCTGTCGAACAACGGTAGGAACGTCTGGTAGGTCTTCGATCCGAAGGACCGTAGAACGGCCGCTTCATCGAGCGAGCAGATGTGGAAACGGTTAGGGTCAAGCGCGCCGTCACGGACCCTCTCGTAATTCGTCAGGAACAGTTCATTTCCCGCAGCGCGCAACCGCTCGTAGTCTTCATTGGTGGCGACGTACACCGGAGCCCGCCGAAATCCGCGCGCCACCTGCTCTTTTTTGAATTCCCGGCGGACGCCGAGCGGACACACGATCAGCGCGGAGTTTCCCGGAAACACGTCCAGCAGCGATTCGCACACCTGAAGTTGAATCGAGGTCTTATGCAGACCAAAGCTCGCGAAGCAAGCCCGCGCGCCACCGCGAATCATCCAAGCCGCGATATCGCGAGCGTGCGGCTTGAGGTCCGGATTCAACGTCACCGGTCCGTCGTATCCTCGTTCGACAGCGATGACCGACTTCGATTCCAGGAATTCGCGGTAGCTCTTCATCACTCGCCTTGGTCCAGGAGTGGAGTCTCCGGATCGGCGGCCACCAGGTAGATTCGACCGTCCGTGGTCTCCGACCGTTCTCGCCGGATGGCCGCATGTAGGTTTGGATATTCCTCCGGGTTCGTGAATACATCGAACCCCGCCGCGCGGTACTGTCTGATCCAGCTCCGGCCATCCCGGAAGATCACCGAATCCGACTCCGGAAACGTGGCCCCGTTGCGATAAATGCCGTTTTCATCGCGCGTCCATCCATGGATGGAGTATGCGTGCGCCTTCCGGACCTGGACAGGCGTCCCGTTCCACCAGCGCTTGATTCTGGCGATCCCGAGCAGAATGGTTTTATTGACGCGTCGCATTTTCCCTCCGTGCTTCGTCGGCCGTGGCGAACGGACCCGACCACCTGTAGCCGTCCCACTTCCACCACTGCCCATCACTCCGTTTCGTTACTTCCGGTCCCGGTTGTCCCACCTCTTCGCTCCTTTTTCATTGCGGAGCCAGGCTGTCCCGGCCCCGCGCTGTTTCGTCGGTACATCCCCCGCCACTTCCAGCAGTCCAGCGGGCTTTCGCCGTCAACCATCCGCTACATCTGCCGGCGTTCCCCGCGCATAGCCCACCTCCTCAAACCTGAGCCGCCTCCGCTTCCATCGGCTTCGAGTTGCATGGACAGATTGGCGTTCCTCGCTCATCGATCCACTTGCGCGTAGTGCGCAGCGTGTACCCACATCCCGGACACGACACCTTCACCAGCCGGGTAGTCTGCTTTTTGATTCCCCCCATCAGAGGCTCAAGCTGGCCGTGCGGATAATCCCCCGGCAATAGCAGTTGAAGTCTGCCCTTCAGGTCCGGAGTCGCCGGAGTGCTTTTCCAGGGAGCCGTGAAACCGAGCTTCTTTGCCGTCTCCACGAATGCGCCCTTATGCCCGCACTCCGTCCCCACCGCCGCGTGGATCATCTCGTGGAGCAACGTCTCCGCGACCTGTCCGCCGTCTCCCAGAAACGGACTGATGAAGATCTCCGTCGCATGGTCCGCGCTACACTTCGGACTCCAGCACTGCCCGATGGTCCGCTTCTTGAGCGACAATCCCGAGCGCGACGGCCATCCTACGCTCACCCGTACCAGGTCCGGCACTGTGGCGCCCACGGCATCGAACAACGGCCGTAGACTCTCCGCCAACGTGTTGAGCCACTCCTCCCGTGTCACGCCGCCACCGCCGCTCTTGTGAGTCCGAACTGCGCACGTACCAGAGCCTCAGCCGGCGGAGGCGATACGGAGTTCCCGCACATCCGTACCTGTGCCGTCTTCGTGAGCTTCACTTCGGAGCCGGTTTGCGGATCGCGCCCGCGCTCGATCACGGCACTTCGGGCTTTATGGTTTTCGGTGTTCATTGGGAAAAGGGTTTTGCGTGCCAGGCGTTTGGTTATTTCACCGGCACGATTGAAGTATAGGCAGCGAGCCACAAGACCCGCCCTGAAAGATCCAGCCGCCCCAAAATTTATGTAAAATGAGGATGGGAAGATCCGAAAAGGACAGGCCCATGGATAACGTGAACCACGTCGATGAGGAGTTGCTTGAGCGCTACTCGTTAGGTAGGATCGGAGAGGATGAAGCGGCTCCCGTGGAGGAACACCTGCGCTCATCTGCGAGGAGTGCATGGATCTCTTGGAAGGTTTAA